TCAAGGGGTGATGCCGGCGCTCCAGCCGGTGGACCTGTAGACCGCCAGCTTGTCCTCGGCCACGATGTAGGCGATCCAGCCTGGCTGCGGGACGTGATACTCCCAAGCCCCGTCGATGCGCACCGCGATCTGGTCGGTCTTGCCCGACCACGCGCCCGTGGCGCCGGCCGGAATGATGTAGCGGTCGCCGTTGTTCGGGCTGGCGGGCGGCGTGGTGGTGGTGCGGTTGATCACGGACAGGCCCACCAGGGCCCCCAGGCGCTTCAGGTTCGCGTCCATGCCGGTGTGCCAGCCGCTCTCGCCGAGCGTCCAGCCGTAGGTGAGTCCGAGATGTGGATCCGTCGATGGCATCTGTGCTCCTTATGCGCCGCCCCAGTACTGCCCGTAACGCAGTCCGTAGCCGGCGCGGTCCACGGTGACCGAGTGCTTGTACAGGCTCACGAACGTGCCGTGGCCGTCCGTGCGGCTGGCCTCGAGCTCGACCCTGATGCGGTCTTCGCTCGCGGCGCCGTCCGCGGCGGCATCGGCCAGCGTCCAGGTCTGGCTGGTGCCGGATAGCGCCGAGAATGTGCGCCGCAGCGTGGTCTGGCTTGCCCCGCCGTAGATGCGGATGGTCGTCGTCTGCCCGGTCTCGGGAGTGATGTCGCCGGCGGTCTGCAGCACCGGCGCGCCGGTCTGCGTGACGCGGTTGCGGCGCGCCCACGAAATGGCCAGGTCGCCGGCCGCCGCGGCCGGGTATGCCGCGCCGTTGAACCGCACATTGCCGGGCGGATAGGGGCACACGAACCGCTGCTGGATCGAGCGCGTAAAGGTCGTGGCCGAGCCGACCGCCAGCTCGCCGCGGCCGGTTATCGGGGTCAGGCGAAGCTGCGCGGTCTCCCCGGCCACGTACTCGGGCTGGATGTAGTGCGGCTGCGCGAACCAGACCCTCGCCCCGGCGGCGTGCGCGGCCGGCACGGTGTCCAGCACGCCGCGCGCCAGCGTCACCTGGCTGGCCGGGACGTTGACCGCGGTCACCAGCAGCCACTCATCGTCGACGATGGCCAGATCGTCGACGGCCACACGGTGCAGGTCGATGGCGGATGTCAACGTGACGGTGACCGATGCGGCGCCCTGCGGCATGGCAGCGACCAGCAAGGCGGTGGGCGCAAAGGCACCGCGGCCGCGGTCGGCCCAGGCCGACTTGGCTGCATCCCATGCCCACGCGTGGTAGTTGATGGCGTCGGCGCTCGGCCGCGCGCCCAGCGACGCCACCATGCCGTCGGTCGGGTCAATATCGGCGAGGATCGACGGGATCTCGCCAACGACGTCCTGCACGATCTGCCAGTACGGCACCTCGTAGGCGAGCTGCGCCGGGCACGGGGCCGGCGCGCTGATGGGGTCGGTCCAGCCGGATGACGGCGTGGCGGCGTAGCTCGCCTGCGGCAGCGCGAACACGTCCTGAACCGCATCGATGCGCACCCGACCGTCGGCCGTGTCGCCGTAGGCGATCCGCGCCACCCTCATGACGAGCTCGGTAATGCCCCACGCCGGCCATGTGAACTTGAATGGGTCGCCAGGCATCAGGTGGCTCACGCTGCGGTCCGCGACGAGCGTGACGCGGGCCAGCGCGGAGCCTCGCTGCCGCAGCTCGCGCTCGGCCACGCGCGCCGCCAGCGTCGACTGCGAGATGCCAAGCATCGCGATCGATTCTGAGACCACGCTGCCCTGCGCGGCCACGAGCGCGATGTCCTGGACGGTGATGGCCGCGTCCTTGTCGGTCGGCCCGTCGCGGTATGTCAGCACGATCTGGTTGACGAGCTCGCCTGCCGTCGGCCGCGAGAAGTCCACGACCTCGATCACGTTGGCGGGCGACAGCACGGGCAGGCCCGGCAGGCTGTAGTCGTCGCGCACGAGCCGCAGCACGAACTGACCGGTGCGCGGATGCACGAACAGCGCGCCGTCGATGTGGCGCATGACCGCCGCGAGGAAGTCATCGATCGACGACTCGCGATCCCAGAGGATGGATAGCCCGAATCCCTCCGCGTGCAGCGTATCGGCAGCCGCGGTGAACGCCGCATCGTCGATGTCCGCCGCGCTGTAGGCAAGGCCCCAGTCCTGATCCGTCAGGGCCTCGCGCACGATATGCGCCGGGTTGGCGTCGCTGCTGCCGATGGCGGCTTTCGCTGGATACCAGGCGGATGGGATGCGCCGTAGACGAAAGCGCCACGGCTTGATGTACGGGTTCATGGCCGACAGCAGCCCGCGCCAGAGCACGGTGGTCACGCCCCGGAACGCCGGCGTGTCGGATGCGCCGAACTTGCTTTGCAGGTAGGCGTTAGGCGCCTGCGAAGCGGCACCAAACATGACCTCGAGCGTGCCGTCTAGACCGCCTTCGCGCTCCTCGCCGCCGAACAGATCGCGCCGGCTGATGGCGATCGTGCCGTTGGCTGTCAGGCTGCCGGCCCAAGCGCTGCGGTCGCCAACGATGACCTCCGTGAGCGCGTCGGCCGGCCCGTGCGCGAGCGCCATGTGCATGGTGGCGCCGTACCAGTAGCCGACGGTGACTTTCTTACCCATACGACCAGCACGTCGCCACGAGCATCGCCAGCGCGACCGCCCAAGCTATCGCATCCATGCATCGGCCTCCGCCGCTGCGATCACGGGCCGCGCCAGCGCATCACCGGTGGCGCGCAGCGCGGCTGCCGGTACGCCCTCGGCGACGAAGCGAGCCCAGTCGATGCCATGGCCGCGCGCCCAACGGCGCGCCCCGCGCATGCAGTAGCCGGCCCGGCGGACGTGCTCGACGCGAATGATCAGTTCATCCTTCACTTCTTGCCTCCATCGCGTCGGATCGGATCGACGGTCACGTCGCCCCACCACACGACGTTCGGCTGCGACAGCACGCGCGTCCCAAACAGCACCGTGATCGGCGCGTCCTGACTGGCGATCGGGATGTCGCGATCTCCGATCTGTCCTGGCTGCGCGTCCGGGATGCGCGGACGCGGCGCAAGAGCCCAGGAGATGATGGCCGACACGACCCACATGACGACGTAGTTCCACATGCGCCCCCCCCTACACGATCGCATCGCCGGAGAAGGGGTTCTTCGCCGGGATCCACGGGAAGCCGCCGAAATTGGCGGCATTGGCGAACCGGTCGCGACATGTTGCGAGCAGGTGATCGCACCCCGCATAGAGCATCACCGAGACCCCGGCCGCGAGGACAGCCATCGGAGCGGCCAGAGTCAACGTCGTGCCGCTGTGAGCGACGATCATCCGGCGGACCGAGCCCGCCTCAATCATCCCGGCGACGAAGTAGCCGTCCGGCTTCGTGCCCGCCTCATTGACGGTGACCACGCTGCCCGATACCGTCTGCACGGTGCCTGAGACGCGATACGTGCTCGCGGATGCACCGCAGCCGGCGGAGTACAGCGCGTGGCGGCATGTGAGCGAATAGCGCGCCCGCGGCCCGACCCGGCGCATGCTCGCCAGCAGCGGCTCGCATCGCAGCGCGAGCTCTGAGCCGGACAGCCGCGCCCCAGCCACCCGGCCGCGCCAGTAGACGATGACCTCGCTGGCCGAGTCGGTGAAGTGCATCCGGTAGATCGTGAGCGAGACCGAGGCGTCGGCCGGCGTCGAGACGAACAGGGACGCCAGCGCGTGGTCGCGCGGCAGCCGCACCTCGATCCCGGCCCGTGCGATGTCCTGCCCGATCTCGGGCGCGCCGCGGCGCACGGCGGCCGGCTCGTAGGTCTCGCCCTGGTACTGATAGGACGTGGCCAGGTTCGTGAGCAGCCAGCGCGTCGAGCCCTGCGCGAAGCGATACAGCTCGCGCGGCGCGCCGCCTGCGACGCTGGACTCTTGCCCCTGGTAGCTCATGGCATTGTCCGGCCGCAGTAGACGGCGCGCTCCCAGCGGTCCTTGGCGTCAGAGGAGGCGGCCGACTTGATCGAGGTCGGCAGCCATTGCATGTTCGCCGGGGCGTCACAGCCGCCGCAAGCCAACGGGATCACGTGGTCGACCTGCCACCCTGGACATGGCCCGCGCGTCAGGCCGGTGGATGGGCATGGGTATATGCGGACGAACGCGGCGCGTGCCGCGCCGCTGCGCAAGATGCTGCCGTCCGCGCTGCGCGGGATTTGCGCCGGACCGCCGTAGCAGACGCGCGGATCGTCAGCGGCGACTGCGGCCTGCAACACGGCGCACGCGAGCAGCAAAGCGACGACGACATGCCGGGCGATCATTGCTTGATCAATCGAAACGTGGCCGCCAGACGCGCGGTCGAATCGGATTCATAGGCGATCTCGACCGCGTCCGACTCCAGCCGCGCCAGCGTGAGCCACATGACGCGGCGCACATCGGCCGGTTGCAGCGCGACGCCGAGCGCGCTGTCGATCGAGATCGAATCCTGCGTCGCATCGACGGCAGCAACACCCGTGACGGCGCGGTGGTATACGGCGCCGCCCTTGGTCTCAATGCGCAGCGCCGGCCGCAGCGGGTGCGCGCCGACGTACTGCGCCGAGCCGGTGGCATCGACGACGATGGCGGTGTCGCCGGCGCCGATCGCCTGCACCACGCGCAAATCATCGGCCCATGAAGGCAGCCACAGCGGCGTTAAGCGTCCGGCTCGCGCGGCCGCCCAGCGCATCCAGCGATCGATCGCGGCGCGGCCGGAGAGCAGCCAGGTGTACGTGCGCCGGATCACGGGCGAGCCGCTGGTGTCGTCGCGCATGACGATGCCGGTAAGCGAGTCGAGCACCGTCCAGGTGCGCGCCCATTCCTCGCTCACGTCCTCGGCGCGGTCCGGACGCTCGTCGAGCACCGCGCGGCCAGAATAGGTCGGCCCGATTTCCTGCGCGGTGCGGTCGCGCGCGGATGACTCATCGACAGACCAGCGCACCGTGGCCGCTGCCAGCGCGTCCGTGGGCCGCGCCACCGGCACGGCCTCCTCAAGCGTGGCGAGCACGCCGGGCATGACGCGGCTGCCCGCCGGCCACGCCTGCTGCGTGGGCAGCGCCAGCGTCAGCGTGTTGCCGGCGATCGAGGCGATCTGCGCCGCCTCGGCAGCACGATCGCGCTCGATCACGACGTAGCCGCCGGCGGCGTAGTCCTTGAGCGCCGCGTCGGTCACGGTGATCGATGTAGCTGCAGCCGCCAGCGGGGCGGCGAGGCGGTCGGCCTCCCACCAGATCGGCAGCAGATAGGAGCGGCCGCCCCACCCGAACAGCAGCGCCTCCATCCGGCGCATCACGTCCGCGCGCGGCGCGAGCAGCCGATATTCGATCGCGCGGCGCGCGTGCTGGCGCATGCGCACGCGCTGCTCGGTGCCGTCGTAGTGGGCGTGCACGTCGGTCGCCCAGGTCAGGCGCTCGAGCACGCCGCCGCCCCAGTCAGCACCGAAGCTCCAGACGATGATGCGGCGGCCGGTGACGCGCGTGGCAGGAGCCTCCGCGCTGAAGTTGAACTGGTAGCGCGCATCGATCACCGGCGCGCCCGCGAGCTTGGCCGTCAGCGTGTAGATGCGTGATTGTAGCGGCCCGTAACTAAGCGGAGGATCGGGCTGTCCGGACAGGCTCAAGCCATCGGTCGTGCCGCTTGCGGTCACGGATGCTAGCGTCCGCGGCGAGAAGTGCGCGTTCCAGACCTCGACCTGGCGCTGGGTGTCGCTGACGACGTTACCGACGTCGACGACGGCCGGATAGACGTGCACGCGGTGGTAATAGTCGTCGCTGTAGCTGCGCGCGATCCAGCCTATACGTGGTGCGCCGTTTGCCTCGATCGGCAGCGTCGAGGTGTAGACGTTGCTACCTGGCGAGCGCTGCGAGGCGTGTGTGGCGAGCGCACCGATCCATCCAGACGTGTACGCATCCAGATCATTGCTGATGTAGCCGGGGTCGGTGTAGCCGGCATCGGAGGCGCGCGCCAAAAATCCATCAATCGCCGCCATTTAAGACCCCAGATAGCGCACGGCCCAGCCCAGCGTGCCGGTGTGGTCGACGCCGCCGCCGCCATTGCGCGCGGCAACGTTTTTACGGTGCCATGGGTAGACCTTCCACTTGTCGCTGCCAAGCGTCAACACGTCGCCCGGGGTGAGGTTGTCGATGCGGACGAGACGCGCATGCTCGCAGTCGGCGATCAGGCTCAGCATGCTCGAGGGTCGCCTGAAGTAGCAGCGCAGCGGCAGCAGCACGGCCTCTGCGTTCCACGCCGACGGTTGGAATGAGTACGGGCCTTTGCCGCTTGTGTCGGCGATCCAGAAACGGCCGAAGGGGTGATAAAAATTGGAGGAGGACGGCTCGATCCGCCAGCCGTAGCCGTCCAGGTCATGATGTATGTAGCAGGGCGTGACGTTGCCGACCTCGTAGGCTGAGCTGCTTGTGCCCCAGAGCGCCGCGCTGATATAGCCGGTGCTGCCAGTATATGTGCCCCCGCCACCGTAGGGATAAATGATGATCGGCGAAAAAACGTAGGTGGGCTCGGACACCTCATTGAGCACCACCCCGACGGTGGCACCGATCCAGGTGCCGATACCGGGCAGTCCGGGCACCGTGCTCTTGCCCCAGGCGAGGAACTGGTATCGGTCGACCGCAAAGTTGACGATGAAGTACACCTCCTGCGCATGACCATGGAATTCCCAGTTGCACGGGTAAGTGATGTCGCAGCCGCTATTGACAGTGTTAAGCAGCACATAGCCGATATGCTGCCATGGACAGGGGCTTGCCATCGCGCTATCTAGTCCGGCACGCGCCTTGAGGCTGCCGTACGCGACCTGCGTCTGCACGTGCATCGTGCCTTTGCTCAGCACATCGCCCGCGAGCGTCCACCCGTCGGCCTCCGCCGAGTTGCGCAGCGCCGTGAGCAGCTCGTTGACGTTGTTCGCCACCCCGCTGTAGTACGCCATCGTCGTTGCCTCTATGGATCCAGCCGCAGCGCGTAGTAGTCGGCGAAACCGGTGCGCGCCACGGCTTGCATCACAACGTACGTCGTGCCCGAGAGCGCGATCGTGTTCTCCACGGCGTTGTTGAAGCCGGAGACGTGGTAGATGCCGTCCAGCTCGCCCCACACGTTGGCGGAGTTGTCGTCCAGGGTCACCGGGTGCAGCGGGTACTGTCCCCCGGTATCGCGCAGATACCGCGTGGTGCCGGTCAGATCGCCCATGCCCCACGGCCAGCAGTACATCTGCACCCACGAGGCAGGCGTGCGCAGGCGTCCGCGGTTGTGCCCGCCGCGCAAATAGAAATCGTGCGTCGTCTCGGAAAACCTCGTCGCTGCGGCGCCGTCGAGCATGCCGCCGCACACCACCGGGTAGGGATACTGACTCGGGCGCGCGTACGGCAGGAACTTGCCGAGGTAAAAGTGCTCGTAGACCGGCGTGCCGACCTTGAGCGCGCCCGCGATGCGCTGACCGTTGAGCGTCAGCCAGTAGTCGATGCGGTTGTTGTGCGCAGGCACCCCGGCATAGACGGCGTTGGGCTGAGTATCGAAGCTGTTGCCGGCGATGTATCCGGTCGCCACCATCGCCAGCAGGTTGTAGTAATCGGCGCCGGCGTTGTCGTACGTGCGCAGGCCCCAGTAAATCTGCTCGGTGCCGCTCATGCCGGGCGAGCGCACGATCAGCTCGTCGGTCGTGCCCGTAGTGTATCGCTCGACGACGTGTCCCTGCGCGATGACCCAGTCGTTGATGACCTTGAGCAGGTTCTTGTGCGCCACGTTGCGCGGCGCGCCGTTGTCGACGAATCCGACGAGGGCCGGCATCGGTCAGGCTCCAGCCAGCAGCGTGCGCACGGCGGTTGCGTTGCGGCCGATGACGTTGAGCAGCACCCGCTCGCCGGCGGGCGAATCCATCCAGTCGGCGGCCATGCTCGGATCGACCACGTTGACCACGCGCACGGACTGACTCACGGACGGCTGCGCCACCTGCGGCACCATGCCGCCGGAGGCAAACGCCAGCCGCCCGGCGTCGATGCGCGGCAGCCATGCGCCGCCGTTGATCGCATCGAGCAGCCCGCGCCCGAGCCGCTGCGCCACGTCGCGCCGGATCACGTACTCGCCGGGAGTCAGCAAGGCGGGCACCGAGTCGCGCGTGCCCGTGCCGGGCACCGGCCCGCCCGCGGCGAAGCCGAAGAACTTGAGGGCGCCCGCGATCCAGCCGCCGGCGCCGCCGCCCCCCATCGCTCCGAAAATCGACTCGGCGAGCTTCTGCGCCGCGATGCGATTGATGCCGGCGATGACGGAGCGGACGAAATCCCCGAAGGCATCGCGCGCCGACTTCGCGCCGGTGCCGACAGCCTCGAACATCGAGGCGAAGGCGTCCTTGATCTGCGTGCCGATGGCGGCGGCCAGCGGATCGACGACGTTGCGCACGCTCGCGAGCTCGTTGCGCCACGCTTGGACACGTGCCACGGCCTCCGGGCCGAGCGCCTGCGCTGCGCGCTCCATCAGCGGCAGCAGGCGCTCGATCTCGGCGGCGGCCTGCGCATGTGCCGCGGCGATGGCCTGCTGCGCCTGTGCCGTCGTGATCAGCCCCTGCTCGCGCTGGATGGCCGCCGACTGCTCGGCGTTGCGCATCGTCTCCAGCGCCAGGTGCCATCGGGCCTGGAGCGCGGCGAGCTCCGCCTCGGCCGCCCGGATGTCGATCAGGCGCTGCGCGAGTCGTGCCCCTTCGGCGTCCTGCGCGAGCCGCCCGACGGTGTCCCGCAACGCGCGCTCGATGGCCGCGCGGCGCATCTCGGGCGTGTCGGTGCCCTGCGCCTGCGCGATGGCCAGCCGCGCCTCCTCGACCGCGTCGCGGATCTCCGCGAGCGCGCGCTCGCGGTCCACGCGCAACCGGAACTCGGCGGCGATCTTGCGGCCGTCGAGCGCGTCGAGCTCGGCGCGCAGATCGGCGGCCTTTGACCGCGCCTCGTTGAGCTTCTCGGCGAGCTCGGCACGCTGGTTCGCGTCGCGCGGCTTGGCGGCCGCGAGGCGCGCGATTAGCGCCTGTTGTGCGGCGAGCCCGCGCGCAAGCCGCTCGCGCTCGGCTTCGAGCGCCCGCTCGTCGATCGCCGCCTTCGCGCGCCAGTAGTCCTCGACCTTGATCAGGCGCGCGGCAAGCGCGGTGTCGATGATCTCGGCCTGCGCTTTGAGGGCGGCTTGCAGGGCCCGCAAATCGGCCTCGAAGGGCTTGATGATGGCAGGCAGCCGCGTGAGCTTGTCTGGCGTCACGCCGCGCGCGCCGCCTCCCTGGGCCAATTGCGCCTGCGCCATTTTCTGGCGCAGCCGCGCGAAGAAGTCATCGACCCGCTCGGCCAGTTGCTTCGGGAACCAGCGCTCGACCATGTCCGCGTTGAATGCCTCGATGAAGCGGTTGCGCTCCTCGAGCGCTTCGCGCATCGCCGCGCGCCCCCGTTCTCCGATACCCAGCGTCAACGCGATCGTGGCGACCTCGACTGCGAACTGGATGTCGCGTGCGACGGCCGCAATGCTTCCGCCGACGGTCGCCATGACGTTCGGCACGAGCAGCACCAGTTCGCGCAACACGTCGACCAGCGCCGCGACCGCCTTCGCCCCCAGGCGGGCGAACTCCACAATGGCGTCGCTGTCGCGCAGCGCTTCGCTGGCCCGCTTGATCCCGTGCATCTCGTCCAGCGTTTCGGCGAGCGCCGAGCCGATGAGGCTCAGCGCCTCATGGATCGCATTGCCGAGGCGATTGAACACGGCGCCCAAGGTGTCCGCACTGGCCGGGATTTCGCGGGCGAGCTGCGCGGCGAAGCGCGGCAGGAAGTCATCGGCCAGCAGCTCGCCCTGGTCAAGCATCGCGGACAACTCGGCCGTGGCCACGCCCATGGCGCGGGCGGCGATCTGAAAGGCGCCCGGGATGCGCTCGCCCAACTGCCCGCGCAACTCTTCGGCCTGCACCGTGCCCTTGCTCATCATCTGGCTGATGGCGAGCAGCGCGTTGGATGTCTCGGCCGCGGACAAGCCGAGCGTCGATGCGGCACCGGCCACCGCAGAGAAGATCTTTCGGGCCCCTTCGCCCTCGAGCGCGGTGCCGCGGGCCGCGGCGGTGAGTTTCAGGTACGCGCTTTGTGCGTCGCTCAGGCCGATGCCGAGCCGTTGTGCTTCTTCGCGCACGAAGCGCTGCTCTGCCGTAGCAGCCTGCTGCGAGCCGGTGAGCACACCAAACGCCCGGTCCAGGCGCTCGGCGGCGATCGCGGCCTGCGCCAGCGCCCGCGGCAGCTCGATAAAGACCGTCCTGAGCGATTGCGCCACGAATGTAAACGCCGCCTGCCCCGCGGCCACGGCCACGGTCAGCGTTTTGATCGACTGGTGCGTCCGACCCGCCTGTGCCGCCAGTTGCCCGAATGCGCGCGCCAGTTCGCCGACGGCAGCGACACCCTGCCGCACATCGACGCTGATCTTGATGTGCAGACCCTGATCGGCCATCATGAATCCATGGATGGAATCATCGCCACCGCTGTCGGCCTGTACCTTCTGTTGACCGCACCGGTCGTCGCGGTCGCCTGGCGACGCGGACTGCCCGCCGCATCGATCGGACATGTGGCCGTGTGCGGCGTTCTACTCGGCTGGACGTGCCTGGGCCTGATCTGGGCATGGGTCGTTGCGCTGGAGGACCGCTCCGACCGGTTAAACGTCGACATTGACATCATCCTGCGCTGACCTCCTTCACCCACCGCTCCCAGTCTTTGCGCTCCGCGGCCGCCGCGCGCGCGGCGATGGCTGCATCGAGCAGGCGCTGCCGGCGCAAGGCTTGCGCCGCAGTAAGAAAGTCCCGCGCATCCGTCCAGGCCATGTCCATCACGTCCCGGTAGCCGAAGCCGGCATCGACGAGGGCGGCGACCCACTCGTGCCACCAGAGGCGGTCAGCGCCAGCCGCTCGGCCGCCGCGGTGACGATCGGCAGCACCCGACGGACGAAAAAATCCGCGTTCACCTCCAGCACGCGTGCGGCGAGCTCGGCCAACACGTCCGGCGTCTGCTCCTCGAGCCACGCCCGTTCGACGTCCGCGCCGATGCAGGTGGCCTCGATGACTGCATCGGCCTGGCGCATCAAGGCGCCCGCGATGTCGCCGGCGGCCAGTTCGGCCGCAACCGGCTCGACGGCCTTGAGAAACCGCGGCAGATCGCGTACCCGCACGGGTGCGATGCGATCGAGATCCATCACGTCCCCACCAGGTAGATCGCCGGCGTCGAGCCCGTGCCGGCGGTGAACGTAGCAGGCGCCGGGCTCGCGAGCGTGGAGCCGCTGCCCGCCGCATACAGGTGCGAGATCATGGTAGTGCCGTTGACGGTCCGACCAAGCGCCGGCTGGATGCTGCCGACGGCCATTGCGCGCAGCGTGGCGGCGGCCGCACAGATGAGGCTTGCCCAGTACAGCACGCCCGGTTGCAGCGTGTAGCTGATCGAGCCGGTCTTGTCGCCCGTCGTGCCGGTGTCGAGGCCGGTGGCCGATGCGAGCAACTGATTCGGCTCGTCGCTGCCGGAGGCGACGCGATTGCTGTAGAGGCCGACCGATGCGAGACCGGCCGATGCCGTCGTGACAGAAATGCGCAGTGCGGTGAGCGTGATCTTGCGCGCGACGACGACGGGCACCCAGTACTGGCGCGATGAGGTGACGGCCAGCGTCGTCAGTGCGGTGGCGCCGATGTCGCCTGCGACCTTGGGCGTCGCGGTGCGGATCGGCCAGCACACCGGCAGGTCCACACCGCGCATCGTCAAGTCGGCGTAGCTGTTGGCTGCCAGGCCGAGCGCCATGCGGCCCTCATCGGTGAGCAGGTAGGGCTCGGCGATGCGCAGTTGGCTGGCGCCCGCCGCCGTATCGATCTGCGCGCGTGTGCCGCGTTTGAATTGAATGATTGCCATGTCAGATCCTCCACCCGCCGGCACGATATTGCCCGCGGACCAGTTGTCTCCCAGCGGACGCGGGATATCCGAGCCGCTTTTTGCGACGACCCCGGGCCGACCCGATGTGAGCGCCGCATCCGTGGCCGTCAGTTGCACTGCGCCATTGACCAGCAGCCGCAGCGTCGTGCCTTCGGCTTCGCCTTCCAGACGGAACGCGCCGCCCGGTTCATATGGGACGCTGGCCAGCACGGTCCGACTGCCTGCCTGGACGCGTGTGATACGCAGCTCGATGTCCGGGAAGCTGCCGAACAGCAGCTCGTACAGCGATCGACTGCCGTCGACCTGGCCGTCCCAGCGCAGTGCAAGCCCGATGTTGTTGCCCTCACCCCAGACGAGGCCGTTCGGGGCCACGTCGATTTCGGCGTACTGGTCGTCGCCGAAAGTGTGCGACACCCACCCCGCAGCCAGATAGTCACCGTAGGCGTTGTTGCCGCGGATGACGTTGTCGGCGATCACGACGCTCCCACTGCCGGGCGTCGCCTGCTGCCAGTTGGGGCCAGCGAGCGCGCCGTCGGCCCGGTTGAAGTCGTCGCCGGCGACCTGCTGGCGCGGCATCGTCTACCAGTCAGCGAACGGATCGCGCGCCGAAGGCGCATCGCCGCTGCGTGCCGCGGCCTGCCCGGTGTGCGGTCGCCGCCCGGCACGTTCGGCCAGCAGCGCGCGGAGCCGCTGCAGCTCATGCTCGAGTTGCTCGATGCGCTCGCGCGTGCCCGCCGGATGCACCTCGAAGTCGCTCATGACCCGCCTCCTCCGCGCCCCCATTGATCGGGCGGCGTCCATGCGCGTGTCCTTTGCGCTCGATGAGCCGCGGCCTGCGCTATCTGCTCGGCCGCGCCGTACATGCGCGCGACACCGCCCGTGTCCAGGTCAAGCGCGACGACGCGCTCCGGGAGCAGCCCTGCCAGATACAGCAGCCAGTCCTCGTTCAGGCCGTACAGCAGCGTCGCGGCCCTCACCGCGTGCGGCGTGCCCGCGCGCGTGCCGTTTTCGATCTGCGACAGGTACGCGTCGCTCAGCGGCACGCCGCGCCGCGCGAGCTCGCGGCACGCATCCATCAGCGACCAGTGCCGCAACGCGCGCTGTTGGCGCAAGACCTCGCCGAGGCGGCTCATGGCTGCTGCAGGTAGGCCGCAATGAACCGGATGTGCTCGCGCAGGCGTTCGGCCTGCTGCTCGAGCTCCGCCAGGCGGCCAGCATCGCCTGTGCGCAACGCGCGGATGCTCTTGCGGTCCAGCTCATCGAGCGCGTTGATCAGATCCTGCAGCCAGACATCGGCGTCCTGCATCGTGGCGAGCGCGCCCGCGGGCGCGACGTCTGCGGCCGGATCAGCCGAGCGCCGCGGGACGATGCCGACGATGGCGCGATCGACCCAATACCACACCGGTACGTCTGTCATGTGCAGTGCCTCCCGTCTGGATCGAACGGATCGAGCAGCTCGGAGCAGATCCAGCGCGCCAGATCGCCGCGCCAGCCGTCGTCGCCCTTGGCCCAGCGGGCGAGCCGCTTGCTGGTCGTCCACTCGCGCGGCGGCTCGACGAAGATGATCGTGCCGTGCACGACGTTGACGATGCCGTCGAGGAACAGTCCGGCGTACAGCAGCGGATAGCCGATGGCCTTGGCGGCCGGGGTCAGCCTGCCACGCCGGCGCGCGGTGTCCAGGTGCATCACCGCCAGATACAGCGGCCACAGCGCCAGCGGCAGCACGCAGATTGCGATGAGGCCGAGCGTGATCATCAGAAGGTGCCCCCATCGACGACGGCGACGTCGAGCGTGACGTAAGCGTTGCCGGCGTCCTTGGTCCAGCTCATCGACGGCCCCATCCGCATCACGCCGTCGGTCCCATCGGTGCCCCACAGATAGCCGGAGGTGCCGCCCGAGACGACGGCCACCTTCTCGTCAGTGGATCCGCTCGGGATGTTCAGTGCCGACTTGAAGGCGTCGAAGGTGATCTTTTTCTCGCGCGAGCCGGTGATCTCGCTCGCGTCGTGCATGATCAGCAGATCGGCGGCGCCGTCGACGGCTGGCATGTTGGCCAGCGCATCGATCGCCGGCGTGACCGGCGCGCGCGTGGTCGCGTCGATCGCGACGTGCAGGTTGCGCCGGTCCAGCGTGACCAGCGGTTCGCCCGCGAGCATGCCGCTGGTGGGCAGGTTGGCGTGATTGCCGCGCCGCAGTTGCAGTCGTGCCATCGTGGTCTCCTAAAACGTGCCGGCGTCCAGCGTGCCGGTCATGTGGCCCAAATCGAACACGTCGACCTCGAAATTGCGCGGGTCGTAGATGAGCTTTTTCATGTCGCCGTCGCCACCGGGGCCGGGCAGTCCAGGGACGCCGACCTTTACCGTGGTCGGTTCCTTGACGACGATCTTGATCACGTCAGTCACGGCTCATGTCCTCCAGAACGACGAGCGCGTCCTGCTCGTAGGTGCGGCGCAGGCCGCTGGCGTGCGTGACCTCGAGATCGAAGCGGTAACTGCCCGGCGCAAGCCCGGTGGCCGCATACGGGACGGTCATGTCGATGCGTCCCTGCGCCGGCGTGATCGTGATGCGGCCGTCCGTGGTGGAGGCCGAGATGACGACCGCACCGGTCTGATCGCGGACCTGCAGCCGGGCGGTCGCTCCGGTCAGATCGATCGAGGCGCCGGCCTCGTCCGTGAGCAACCACGCGCGCGTCCACGTGTCGCCGCGGTACAGCTTGACGGCCACGCGCGCCTCATCACGCGCCGGCCTGGATCACGCGGCCGAACAGCCCGAGCGGTCCGGTGTCGCTCTTGGTCACATCGGCCAGCACGCGGCCGGTCAGTTCGAACTTCTGCACGTCGTCGCCCACGAGATTGAAGTCCTGCGCCGGCGCGAGCTGCACGCGATACAAATCGACGATCACGCGCGCGTTGTTGTCTGCGGTATTCAGTCCGTCGAACCGCAGCCACACCTCCGGCTGCCCGGTCTTGAACATCGCCATGCGTTTGGCCGCGCCGTAGGCGTAATCGACCTTGAACGGCTGAATGAACGAGCCGCCGTCTAGTAACTCGATCGCGCCCTGCTCAGCGTGCACCTTGTAGTGGGTGCCGGGAGTGAGCGTCGCGGGCGTGGCGTTCGAGTCCTTGACGACGACGCTCGAGACGAACTGGTTGGCGAGCAGGTAGATGTCGCCCACGACCGCACCCGTCGGCAGCACCTCCGCCGTGACGTTGCCGGAGGTGACGTTGGTGGTCTGGCCGTACAGGGTGAGTTCGAGGTTTTGAATGCTGAAGTCTTCCACCGTGGCGCTGAACTCGCCGTCCTTGCCGCGGATCAACTGGAGGTCAGTCAGCCGCTGGCCGGAATAGGACTCCTTATGCTCGATGGTGTCGATCTTGAGGGACACGCGCAGCTCGGGCACGTTGCCAAGCCAGCGCATGGCGAGCGGGTTGCCGTTGGCGTCGCGGTTGGCGATGTAGGCGCGACCCTGACCGGAGAAATACGGCATCGTCAGTCTCCTTTGCGGTTACGTTTCGGCGGCGGCGCCGGCGGCGCTTCGGCGTCCGGCGCCGCGGTGGCGGCGCCGCGCCCCACGAGCGCGGCCGCGCTGTCGTCGGGCAGATCGAGCACCGACCCGGGCGGATAATCGACGCCTGCATGGGTATGGGGCTGCAGCACGACGACTTTCATTGCTCAAGCCCTTGCACCACTGCCGCCACCTCGAAGGCCAGCGGATACAGCAGCAAACCGGACTCGTACACCGGCGCCGGCGGATCGACGAGCTGCATGCGCTGCAGGCCCGCCCGCGGCTGCCAGCCCATCAGCGCCGACATGCAGCCCGCCACTAGATCCGCGCTGTCCTGGCGCGCGGCGGCGCCGTCGGCGACGGCGGCGACGTTGCGCACCGCGACCACCACCAGCCAACGGCTGGCGATACGCGAGACGCGGCCGTGCCCGGTGGTCTCCAGCACGCGGTAGCCGTCGGCAACGACGAATGCCGCAGGCAGCCGTTTGCCGGCGACGTCGTCCACCCCCAGCGCCACCGCGCCATGCACGCCGGCCAGCTCCGGGACGGAGGCGGCCAGGCGATCGCGGATCAACGGCTCCAGATCCAGCATCACGAGCCCTGATAGCCGGCGGTGGCGGTGCGGTCCATCGTCCGGGCCGGTGCCGCATACGCCACGCCATCGGCCGATGTCTGCTGCGCCGCCGGCAGCCCGAGCGAGACCTGGCCGCGCGCGATCGCTTCGAGCATCCGCCGCGCGTCCTCGTAGCGGCGGCGCACCTCATCGCTGGCGCGATCCTCCCAGAGGCGGAAACGCGCGATGTCGCACGCCAGTCGCGCAATGACCGATGGCACGGTGGACAGCGGCAGCGCGTAGCGTGCACCCAGATACGTGTCGATCTCGGCGTCGGCGTCCGCGAGCGCCCGCGTCACGACCGTCGCGTCCGGCACGCCGGCGCCGGCGCGGTCGGTCAGTTGGGCGAGCTCGTCCTCGCCGAATCGGGCCGCGAGATCGGCCTGGGTGGCGTATGCCATCGGCGTCCCGCATCAGCGCCTGCGCCGCGCAGGCTGCGCGTCGGCCGTCGGATCGTCCTGCGGCGGCGCGGCCGGCTCCGCACATGCGGCCTCGATGAGCTGCGCGGCCTGCGCATCCGGCATCTCGACCGAGGCGCCGCAGGGCAGGCGTCGACCGTCGTGCTCGACGTGATCGACCAGGATGCGGACGAGCATCACGCCACCGCGTTGGTGATCAGGAAGCCGGCGTCTGCGCCGGCGATCACCGGCGCCACTTCGTCTACGATCTGGTACACCCAGCTGCGCGATGCGCGGTCCTGGTAGGGCTCCTCCACCACCGGCGATTCGCGCAGCCGGTAGGTGTAGCCGTACGACGGCTCCTCCGCGTCATTCAGGCCGCTGGTGGCCGTGTAGGCGAGGATCGCGTCCTTGCCCCAGACGTCGTCCATCGCGCCCGCGGCCGTCTGGTAGACCGCATCGCCGACGACCACCCGCTCCAGACCGAAGAGCTGCGCCAGCAGCTCCGGCGTGGCCACGTCGCGCGAGGTGTACTTGATCCGGTCGGTGATGGCCGGGTGCGTGCGCAGTGCCGCGAATACCTTCGCCCCCAAAAGCATCGTGTTCGGGCGCACTCCGACCTGCGTGCGCACGGCTTCCTTGTAGTCCTCCACCGCCTTCAGCGGATTGCTGGCGCTGTCGGACCACTGGCTGGTGCCGGATAGCGTCACCTTGTTGCTGGCGGCGTAATTCGCGGCGTTGCGCGTCAGGTCGGCCTGGGCCTTTTCCAGCCGCAGGCCGATGATGTTCTGGCCGCGGCGCACCGCCTTCGCACCCAGGTCAACGCCCGGCACGGCGGCGGCGTCTTCCATCAGCTCGTAGGGCACGCCCTCTTCGATGGCATGGTTCTCGAGCGCGTACGTCTTGCTGCTGTAGGCGGTGGCGATGCGCACGACGTTCGCGCCCGGCGAGCGCGCCGTGTTGTACAGGCGGAAGTGCTCCTTTCCAAACTCGATGATGCGGCCGCCGCGCTGGCCGACCGGCACATAGGGCAACAGCGCCAGCCCGGCGAATGCGGCATTGCGGTAGCCGCGCGCGACCTCGGTCAGTACCGGGTCGATGACGCGCGCCTGCTGGGTGGTCATTTGGGGCATCTTCGATCTCCCTTTGCGATGCGGTTACGCCGCGTTGGATACGAGCAGCACTTCGACCAGCTCGCCGGCTGCCGAGGCCGCTGCGAGGGCGATGCCCAGTCGCGCACCGCTGGTAGCCCACGGCACGGCGCGGCCCTGCGCGTCGGCCTTGACGGTGGCGCCGGCGCTGATCGCGGCGCCCGCCTCCACCGAGACGGTCCCGATGGCCAGCACCGGAACCTTGTCGCCCGCGGCGGAGGCGGCGGCAAGCGCCACGCCGATGGCGTTGGCGTCCGCCCCGGCCTGCGCCCCGGCTGCGGTGACGAAGCGATGCGCGGTGATGGCGCCGGCTGCGGTCATGGTCAGCGTCAAGACGCTGCGGTATTGGCTCATGGCGATCTCCTGGATTCAGGCGCGCTCGACGGCGCGCGCGGCGGTGAGGATGTCGACTTCAGGGTGTTGCGCCTGATAGGCGCGCACCCGGCCCCACAGATCCAGCCCGCGCTCGGATAGGCGATAGCCCTGCGGCAGGCGCGGCGGCGGCGCGGTGGCGGCATCGGCAGGTCCGGCGCGCTCGGCCATGTCCACGCGCGAGGGCAGGCGCGACAGAAAGCCGCGCAGCACGTCCAGCGCGGGTTGCGCGCCGCCCTCGGCCAGCGTGATCGTCTCGGCCTGGGCGAGGCGCTCCATCACCGCCACGAGCGGTGCGCATTCGGCGGGCAGCACACGGCCGGCGCGTACGTGCGCATCGAGTTCGGCGGCGTAGGCCGCGCGCGCCAGTTCGCGCTCGCGCGCGGCGATGGCCGCCTCGCGCTCGGCGAGTCGCCTTTCGCGTTCGGCGACGGAGGTGTCGGGCTCATTCATGACGGTCTTCTCCTTGGGGTTGCGCTCCGCTGCGCGCTCGCGCAGCGTCACGGTCACGATCTGGCCGGCCGCGGCCTCGTCGGCCAGCTGCACCGGCGCCAGGCCCTTGACCGCCGGCGCTGCGGCACCCAGAAAACCCAGATGCTTCAGCGACCAGACGCCGGGCGCCGGATTGCCGGGCGCATCCGGCGTCCACAGCGCCACCGACACCGCCTGATAGCGGCGGCTGCGCACGAGATCGGCCATCTCGGGCAGCAGCTCCACGTCCAGCCACAGGCCGTCCGAATCGGCGGAGGCAGCGAGCACCCAGCCCCATGCCGGGTCGTCGGTCTCGGGGTGCCCGATGACCACGGGCGCCCGGTAGCGCGCCGGGTCGTAGGCGCGGGCGGTGGCGAGGATGTCCTCGGCGGTGACAGACAGATCGACCGGGTCGGCCGGCCAGGTGCCAGGGGCGAGTGCATGGATGCGCGCCGGCACGAGCGCGGCCTGCGTCGCCTGCGGGGCGAGCTGCGCGGCGTGGTCGGCCACCAT